AGCGGCGCTGGCGGGTGTTGAGCAAATAAGGAGCACACATGACGAAACGAGAACTACTCTCCTCCGTCTCCGCGCTGGAAAACGACTACAGCGCATTACTGGCGGCCTCTGCGGTCGCCGCCGACCAGGTGGCGCATCTCGCCACCGTGGACGCCAAAGAAAACGAACTGAAGTCCGCCCGCGAGCAACTGGCGGCGGTCGAGGCGCTCGAAGCGCGGGCCAAGCAGAACGTAACCCGTGAACCCGCCCGCGTCATCAGCGACAACGAAGCGAAGCGGCCCTGGGCCAGCTTCGGCGAGAACCTGCAGGCCATTGCTTTTGCTCAGTCCCCTGCTGGCTCGTTCCAGGGCCTTGGCGGGAAAGTTGACAAGCGACTCTTCGAGACGCTGACCGCCACCGGGTCCTCGGCCAGCGTACCGGCCGACGGCGGCTTTGCCATTGCGACGACGTTTTCGGACCTGCTGCTGCGGCGGGCCCGCGAAACGGCTAGAATCTTCCCGCTAGTTAACGAGATCCCGATGGACGAAGGTTCGGACTCTATCGACTTGCCGTATATCGACGAGACCAGCCGCGCCAACGGTTCGCGTTGGGGCGGCGTCCAGGCGTACTGGACCGGCGAAGCTGACGCTCCGACGGCTACCAAGCCCAAATTTTCGCGCCACGAATTGCGGCTGGAATCGCTGAAGTGTTTGACCTATGCCACGGAGCGCCTGCTCCGCAATGCAACGGCCATGGGCGCTGTGCTGGAAAACGCCTTCGCTTCCGAGATTGCCTTCAAGCTGGACGACGCGATCTGGCGCGGCAACGGCGTCGGCATGCCACTGGGGTTTAGCGTGCAGAATTACGGCGCGCAGCTGCTCGTGCAGGTTGCCAAGAAGTCCGGCCAGACCGCCGACACATTCGTCATTGAAAACGCTACGGCCATGCTTTCTCGCCTCCTGCGCGACCCGGGCGACCGCATCGCATGGTTTTGCAACCCCGACACGATTGGCCAATTCCCGCTGCTGACCGTGGGAACCCAACCGGTGTTTTTACCGAACAACAGCGCAGCCGGAAGCATGCAGTACGGCACATTTTTTGGCTTCCCGGTGATTGTTGTTGAGCAGGCCGAGACGCTCGGCGACGCCGGCGACATTGTGCTTGCCAACATGTCTAAGTACGTGATGATTACGCAGGGCGGTCTTCGCGCCGCGCAGTCGATGCACGTTCGGTTTATCTTTGACGAGAGGACGTTTAAGTGGAGCTTTGACGCCAACGGCCAGAGCAGCGTCAAGCAGCCTATCACTGCATTTAAGGGGCCGAATACCTTGTCGCCGTTTGTGACGACTGCGGCCCGCGCCTAATTACTAACACCGGAGCGGGCGGCGCAAGTCGCCCGTACTAAGGAGACCCACCATGCCTCGCTACGAACTTCTGAACAATTTGCATTTCATCAAGGGACTTGACCCGGTGGCCGACGCTTTCAGCGGCACGGTTACTTCAGACGTTGTCAGCCTTGAAAACTTTGAAAGCGCGATTTTTCTTGTCTACAAGGGCGTCGGCTTAACTGGCACTTCGACTATAACTGTCGAGGCCTGTGACGACTTCGTCCCGACCAACACCAGCGCTGTGGGCTTCCTCAGCAAGTCCATCACGTCGACCGACATTCAGGGCGCGATGACGGTTCGCGCGGCGGCCGGTTTTACCACGACCGCTGGTAGTAGCCAGATTTACGCGATCCAGGTTAACGTCGAAGAGTTGGTCGCCAGCGGCTATCCTTGCGTCCGTCTGAAATGCGTCGAGGTTGTCGATTCGCCTGTTCTGGGCGGCATCGCTATCGCTCTGGCCGGCCCGCGCTTTGGCGGCTCTGCCACCGCAACTGAAATCGCCTAACGCATGGATCTACGTCTCCAGCTTGTGACCGGCCCGACCGGCTACCCGCTCGAAGCGGCCGACCTTGAAGCGCACTCCCGCGCCATGGGCCAGCCGCTAGAGCAGCTGGAGCCGTATCTCTTTGCGGCAACCGACCACATCGAAACGATCACCAATCGCCGCTGTCTGACGCAGACCTGGAAGCTTTTCCTGGACTGCTTTCCAGGCAGCGGCATTATCCACCTGCCGTACTCGCCGCTGGTGTCGGTCGCGCACGTCAAGTACACCGACTCGACTGGCGTACAGCGCACTTTTGCGGCGACCGAGTACGGCGTATCGACGGCGCGGACGCCGGGAGCCATCGTTTTGGAATACCAGAAAGACTGGCCCACCGACACGCTCCGGAACACGGACCCAATCGAAGTACAATTTACGTGTGGGTACGGTCTGCCGACACAGGTACCGCACCAACTGCGCCAGGCGATTCGCATGTTGGCCGCGCATTTTTATGAGCACCGCGAGGCGGTCATCATCGGCACCACGTCTGCGGTCGATGAGCGCGAGTTGCCGTTTGCAGTTTCGGCGTTGATTGCGCCGTTCCGGGTGTGGTTATGAAAGCAGGCGCTTTGCGACATCTAATTATCATCCAAGAGCCGACCATCGCAGTGGACGCCAACGGCGACCGCACCGACACTTGGACCGAGTACGCGACGACCTGGGCGAGCATCGAGACCGGCAACGGGCGCGAATTTTTCGCGGCGCGGCAGGTCATGGCCGATCTGACGCACACCATTCGGCTACGGTACGTCGAGGATCTGAAGCCTGAGATGCGGGTTAAGTACGCTGACCAGAAGACCGGGAAGACTCGCTACTTTAATATCAGGACGATCTTGAACCCGGACGAGCGCAACGAGATGCTTGTGATGCAGGCGTTAGAGGTGCTTATCTAATGGCACGCGCGCGGAATATCAGAGTCGAGGGGCTGGACGAACTGACGCAGCAGTTCAATAAGCTGATGGCCACGGCCGAAGGCCCGGCGCTGCAAGACGCCATCCTGGATGGCGCGCGAATGCTCGAAGACGAAGTGGAGCGCCGGGCTCCGGTTGCGGCGTATCCAACGAAGAGGTTTGGTCACGTTTACAAGCCAGGCGATTTGAAAGAGTCAGTTGGGGCGGCCAAAGGTCGCCAACACAAGAACTTTTTGCAGGCCTACACTTTTACGCTGAAAAACCTTGCGCCGCACGCCTACATGGTCGAGTTTGGCACCAAGGCGCACACCATCAAGGGCAAGAAGATGCGCATTCGCGGCGCGGCGTTCAGCTGGCTGGCGCGGCTTGGCGACCAGGTCCGCACAAGGATTCAGCATCCCGGCGCACGGCCGAGCAGGTTCTTCCGCGACTCGATCAAGGCCAAGCGACTGCAGATCAAGCGGCTCATTGAAGTTCGCGCCAAGGCCGCGTTCGAGGCGATTGCGAGGGCCGCATGAGGCTCTATCAGGCGCTGTACAAGTACCTGCAGACGCAAGCGCCAGTAACGGCGCTGGTGGGCACGCGGGTATACGACGCGCACGCCGACCAAGGCCGGGCCACTAAGTACCCGTGCGTCGTCATTGAAATGATCGACGACCAGCAGTTTCATTCCATCGGGGCTGTGCCGACGGCAACGCGCCGGCCAGTCAACTTTTACTGCATGGCGCAGGGCAATGGCAAGGCCAGCGACGACCTTGCCGACATTGTCTACACCGCCATCATGGGCCAGGAAGCGGCCATTGCCACGGCCAGCGGCCTCACAGTTCGCAGCACGCATCTCAACGGGCGCAGAAACGAGTACGAGGACGCGCTCGAAACCGACAAGAAACTTTACGCAACGGTCGTGGAGTTCGACATCATTCACGACCTTTAAGGAGCACATATGGCAATTCTCGCTGGCAACGCAGGCAGTTTTAAAATCACCACGAACACCGTGCTCGAAATCGACACGTGGACGCTGGACGTATCGACCGGCCTTGAAGAGACGCAGTCTTTTGGCGACACTTGGAAGGAGCGGACGGCCACCATTCGCGAGTTCAGCGGCACTGCCTCTGGCCGCTTCGACAACGCCGACACCAATGGCCATGTGGCATTGAATACGGCGTTTCTGGGCGGCACGAGCGTCACTGCTCGCTTTTACATCAACGGCACAAATTACTACAGCGGCACGTGCTTTGTGCAGGGCAGCCTGAATGCTAGCGAGAACGGGCTGGTTACTGCCAGCTACACGTTCACCGGCAGCGGCGCGCTGACGTACACCTAGACCTAGGAGGCCACCATGGCAGTTCTCGCAGGCCGCAACGCAGACATTTACCTCGCCACGGGGGCGGGCACCGGCATGACCGGACAGGCGACGACCGCGCTAGGCGGCGGCGTTTACCAGATCACGCTGGCCGCCCGCCGGGCGATCAATCCCAACGATTCGCTGACCGTCCTCGACGGCGTGACGACTGTTTCGCCAGCGCTCTACCAAGTTGCCTGGGGTAACGGAAAGATTGTTTTCCCGAGCTACACGCCCGCTGGCGCTATTACGATTACTGGCTCGTTCCTGACGCTGTCGAAGGCGGCGCAGGGCACCGACTGGACGCTGGACATCACGCCGACGCTGGAAGAGGTCCAAGTATTCGGCGACGCTTGGAAGACGCGGGCCGTGGTGCAGCGCGAGGGTACTTGTACCTTTGGCCGGTTTTACGACGACGCGTACTTTGTCACGAACTCGGCCAGCTACTACGTGATCGACTTGTACGCCGACTTTAGCAACACCGTCCGTTGGCGCTTTGGCGCATCGCAATCGTCCGTGGGCATTAGCGTCGGCGAGAACGAGATCATCCGCGAGAACGTATCTTTCTCGACCATCGGAATCGTAGACTATTAGATATGAAGACCCTTGCCGACCGCATCTTAGCGGTGCAATTGAAAACTGAAGTGATCGACGTGCCTGAGTGGGACGCGAAGATTGGAATCACCGAGATGGACGCCGGCCAACGCATCCGTTTTGGCGAAGACGCCAAGAAAACCCCGGCGCTTGCCATGGTGCGCCTGTTGATCGCATCGGCGTTTGACCCGGAGACGGGCAAGCCTGTATTTGAGCAGGCCCATCAGGACGCGCTGCTGGGGATGTCCGGCAGCGTCATCGACCGCGTCGTGACGGAAATCTGCCGCATCTCCGGCCTGACCGAGAACGCGGCGGCTGAAGCAGCAAAAAACTAACCGGCGAGCGTAAGTTTGCGTTTGCGCTCGCCGAGCATTTACACATGACAGTTGGGCAGTTGCTGGCGACGATGTCATCGAGCGAGTTCAGCGAATGGGGAGAGTATCTGGACATGAAGCACCAGGAGCAGGAAAAGGCATCGAAAGAAGCGGCGGCTAAGGCGCGAGGTCGCCGCTAATGCCTGTTCTGAGCAATCTGATCGTCCGCATCGGGGCCAGCACCGACGATTTCGACAAGAAGATCAACACCAGCCTGAATAAGATTCGGCGCTTTGGTGCGGACGTGGCGCAGGCCGGGCAGGCGCTTTCGATTGGAATCTCGGCACCGCTGGCGCTGGCTGGTGCCGCGGCACTCAAGGCCGCGTCGGACATGGAGACGTTGTCCAAGGGCCTGTCGGCTACCATGAAGTCAACCAGCGCGGCGGCTGACGAGCTGCAGCGACTGAAAGAGGTCGCAAAGCTACCTGGCTTGAATTTAGAAGACGCCGTCAAGGGCTCAATTAGGCTGCAAACGCTTGGCAATAGCGCGTCGGAGTCCCGCCGCATTATGAGCGAACTGGGCAACGCTTTGGCAGTGGTGGGCGGCGGGCGCGAGGACTTTTCTGAAGTCATCCGGCAGCTGTCGCAGTTAGGCGCGGTCGGCAAGGTCACGAAGGAGAACCTTGATCCGATCATTGAACGCATCCCACAAATAGCCGCCATCATTAAGGAAAAGTTCGGCCCAGCGGCGTTGGGCAATCCAGCCGAGACCTTTGAGAAGCTGGGCATCTCTTCGCAGCAATTCATTCGCATCATCGTTGACGAACTGGCCAAAGGCGACCGGGCGGGCGGCACGTTTAAGAACAGTCTGGAGAATCTTCGCGATGCGGCCACGCAGACGGCGGCCGAGTTCGGAAAGGCACTACTGCCAGTCGGTCAAAAGGTAATCGACGAGTTTTTGAACCCCGGCGTCGAACGCGCTAAGGCGCTAGCCGATTCGTTCAACGGTCTGTCCGATAGCAGCAAAACTGCCGTGATTGAGATGGCCGCGTTTGCCGCCGCGCTGCCGGTGGCTATTTTGGTGCTTGGCACAATGGCTGAAAAGATCGCCGCGATTATTCAAGGAATCCTCAAGCTGCGCGTTGCCATCGCTGCCATTATCGGCGTCGTGGGTGCGTTCGGCGCGGCGCTCAACGCGCAGGTGCTAGCCATGGCTGGCGTAGCGGCGGGGACGCAAGCGGCGACGCTTGCGATCGGTGCGTTTTCGGCGGCTGCCACCGTGGCTGTCGCCAGCTTGGCGGTTTTGGCGTATGCGGGATACGAATTGTATGACGCGCAGAGCCAGGTGGATCGGTCAACCAAAAACCTTTCGGATAGCACTGAGATGCTACTGAAAAAGCTGCGTGACAAGCAGCCGTGGAACAACACCGAAGTTTCTAGGCTGACGACTG